AACCAATGAAACCATACTACTACGTATACCGATACAACGACAGAGGACCAAAAGTCCGCCACGCTACACTCGAAGCCGCGCAAACAGAAGCAATGCGTCTGGCAGAGCAACACCCTACAGGATACTTTGAGATCCTGAAATGTGTCGGCTTCGCCAGAACAACCGAAGCAGCAACGTTCTGGATGGACGGTGAAGAGCCACCCAAAAGCGGAAACCCTTTTAGACATGTCAAACCACCAGAGTTCTACTAAACTGCCATCACGCCGCTACGCTTGTAAGGTGTGCGGTCGAAAGGGACGCCGTAACAACGCACCGGATGAACGGCTGAGAGAACCTGTCTGTCCGTCGTGCGAAAAAAGTCTTCGACATTTCGATTCAATTATCGCACACATGTCCCTCTTCGACATCATCAAACGCAAAATTAGAAACCGTAAAACAAGTAACAAGTAATGAAGAAAATTGAACCATTTAAGATCATTGGTCGTTACGGCCATTCATGTACACTTACGAAACTCAAGCCAAAAAAGTATTTGATCTCGTTTGTGAGCCCAATAATTAGCTTTGGCGGCGTGACTCAAATCGAGTTCGTCGATCCGTCCGGTGGGCCGTTCATTAGCGTCGGTACATCATTGCGGGAGTATCACCCAAAGCTGCCCGATAAAAAGATTGTATCGATTGACCGCAACGATAGTCTCCTTATCATTACAACAGAATGAAAACGCTCTTCCCGAAACAACAAGAGTCTGTTGATTTTATTTTGCGTGCACTAACAGACCACCGCTGTGCTTTGGACTCCAGCCATACCGGAGTCGGCAAGACAGTCATTGCTTGTCGCGTAGCTAAAGAGTTCAAACAATTTGTAGCAGTTGTCTGCCCGAAGATTGTCATCCCCCATTGGGAGCGTGAACTTCACGAGGTGGGCATTGTACCTATTTTTGTTACTAATTACGAGAAACTTAAGTTAGGTACTCAGTACATCACAAAGATAGGGAAGAAAATATTCCGTTGGCACCTACCGCCAGACACTCTTATTATTTGGGACGAATGCCACAAGTGTAAATCTCCGTTTAGTCTGAACTCGCAGATGCTAGTATCGGCAAAACAAGCTGGATACCACAACTTGCTGTTATCCGCCACCGCTTGTCAGGACCCTACAGAGATGCGTTCATTGGGTTTTGCGTTGGGTCTGCACTCCCTTAATAAAGCAGACGGCAAACTAAAAAGCTGGCCCTCGTGGATGATGCAGTACGGGTGTAGAAAAGACCAGTGGCACAACTGGGTAGCCGGACCGGTACCTAAACTCGTCCCGCTTAACAAGGAACTCTATACCAGAAACTGCGTAAAGCTAGTACCGTCCGATCTACCTTCCGCATTTACCGATAACCATGTTATCACGGAACCACTTGAGTTTTCTTCACGGTTCTACATCGATAAATACTACGATGACCTAGAGCTTACAGGTGAAATTATCGACGAGTTGCTGGAGAAGGGGAGACTTAGCTCACATGTGCTTGTCGAGATATTACGCGCCCGTCAACTTGCCGAAGTTGCAAAAGTACCTGATATTTCTGGTATGATTAAAGATGCGTGTGCTGAAGGGTTCAGTGTCGCTGTGTTTGTAAACTTTGTAGATACCGTCAAACTGCTATCCAATCTGTTTAAGGACGCATCTGTAATTGTAGGCGGTCAGTCTGCAACGGTGCGGGAAGATAATGTGCAGAGGTTCCAAACAAACCAGACAAACGTAATCATCTGCAACATCGCTGCCGGAGGCGTAGGTGTTTCGCTACATGATACGGAAGGGGGACACCCGAGGATGAGCCTCATCTCGCCGACATTTAACGTCAAAGACTACATTCAAACGTTGGGCCGTATCCATCGAGCAAACGCAAAAAGCCCTGCAATTCAAAGGGTTTTGGTTGCCTCGAAAACAATCGAAGAAAAAATTGTTGACAAGTTGGAACAAAAGCGTTTGTCTCTGGACACGCTTCACGCGAAACCAGAACCACTATTAATATGAGCAAGAACAAAACTGAAACCGTTATTGATGTCATTGAGAACGATACGACAAACATTACCCTAACCGACTTTATGGCAGCTGTTGCCTTTCTCGGGTACGCGATCAAAGACTACGAAGGGCTACACATCCCAGAAGGCAAAAACTTAGGTGAGGTTGTAGCATACGAGAGTTATGCTTGGGCTAAAGCAATGGTGAAAGAGAAAAATAATCAGTAGTAAACATGACTACACCCGACCATTCCGAACGTGCTCACGCTGAGTTCGGCCCCTCATCTCTCAAGTATGTTTCACTCTGCGCCGGATATCACGGCAAAGAAGGAAAGAACGCAGCCTCCGATAAGGGCACGCGTATCCATGAGGCTCTTGAAGTCCGCGACCCGTCCGCTCTCATGGACGATGACGAAGTACAAATCTATGAGCGCATGGTAGCCGAAGAGGATGAGGTCTTCCAAAATGTTTTTGGTGGTACTGACGGCGTAACGATCAATCGCGAGATGCGCCTTGTGTTGGATCTCGACTGCGAGACACCGACATTCGGCACATCCGACATCGTAGCTTGGAAAGGCAACGTCGGTCTTCAGGTGGACTACAAGACTGGAATCAGCAAGATTGACGAGCCGCTGATTAACTGGCAAGCCAAAGCGTACGTACTTGCGGCGTTCCAGATGTATCCGGAACTGGAGACCATTCACTTTGCATTTCTAATCCCGAAGCGCGATGAGATCCTTGTCGGTACTTTCCATCGGTTTGAAATGGACGACCTGCGCAAACAGATTTCTACCGTTATCAAGAAGGCCGAAACGACAAGACCGAAATGGGAAAATAAGACCATCGACATCGATGACCTTAACCCTACTGTGAACTGCCGCTTCTGCCGACATGAGGAGCACTGTCCTGCATTAGGTGCAGTCGCAATCGAAGTCGTCAAGCGGTATAGGCCGGACCTACTGCCAGACGGACCCATCGCTTCTGGCGAGGTTGACGATCCAGCTACAATCGAAAAGCTCTATGTCGTAGCCAAGATCGTAGAGAATTGGGCTTCCGGTATCAAGCACAAGGCTACAGGCATGGCGCACGAAGGCGTTGAGTTCGAGACCCTCAAGCTCAAGTCAATGGGTGCGCTTAAGAAGACCATCGAGAAAAACTACCTTGCGCAGCTCGCAATTAAACACGGACTTGAACTTAATGAGATCATTGAGGCCGCTGACCTGACAATGGGTCAGCTCTCAAAAGCCCTGCATGATAAGGCTCCGAAAGGAAAAAAATCTTTTGTTGTTGACAGCTTCGAGAAAGAAGCTATTGATCTCGGCGTTGTCGAGGTTGGTTCAACACGATACACACTTTCCTCAAAATGAGGACAAAGGGAGTTACGGCTGTCCCCTTTAGTAAGCAACAAGCAACAACCGATCAGAAACGAGAAATAGTAATATGAGTACAGAAGCACTAAGCACAAGCACATCGACTGGTCTGGCGTTTGCCGCACAAGACATCGATATCCCACGCCTCAACGTCATCCAAAAGATGTCGGAGATCGAAGGGCCTATCGGTTCAGTCGTTATCGACAAGGACTCCGTTCTCCTTGAAGCCGAACAAAAAACTCCGGTAGTCGTGATCGGAGCTATCAAGCGGTGGAAAGAAGACGTTCCGTTCGGCGAGGACTACATCCCCAAGATCGTGTCCAACGAACTGGATGCCAAGTCGCTCGCTGCCGAAAGCAGTTACGACGTGACTGAGTTCGCGGAAATCATCCTCTTGATCCCACAGATCGGTGAAGATGATACCCTGTTCCCCTACCCGATTGGTGATACCAATTACCAGATCGGTCGCATCACCGTTCAGAAGGACGCATACCGCTTGACCTACAAGCGCCTGTTCACCTTCTCGACGTTCAACCCCAACATTCCTATCGCTTCACGCTTCTGGAATTTCGGTACCGAACTGATGTCCAAAGGGAAATACAGCTGGTATGTTCCTACCCTTGCACACACCAAGGACGACGCACCAGCCGAAGTCGCAGAGTTCGCTGCACGTCTTACCAAAGGAGGGAATGACTAATGGGCGCGATCGTACTTGATAACCCACTCACGCTCCTTAAGCGGGAGTCGGACTCCATCCGCACCGTAATCACTAAGATCGACGGCGATATCCGCCAACTCAACGATCAGATTACTGAGTTGATGGTCCAGAAAGCATCTTTGAATCTTGTGGCGACTGCCCTCGATAACGAGATGGACCGCATCCGACTTGCTCCGGAACAACTGGAGTTTGATCTGGAAGTAGAATAACTACACCCAACCCGCACAGTACACTCATTAGGTGTATTGTGCGGGTTCACTTTATCCTCACGACACATATGATAACTTACGCAGTGGACTTTGAGTCCTACTACGATGGGGATTGCTCCATCACAACTTTAGGCCCTAGAGGCTATTTCTCACACCCACTATTCGACGCCTATATGATTACCGTTGTAGGCGATGACGGGTTTGTCTATGCCGGATGTCCGAGAGAATTTGATTGGTCGATCCTTACCGACCACGCTGTGCTTTCCCACAACGCCGCATTCGACCAAAGCCTCTATCTGTATGGCGTAGAAGTCGGTTGGTTCAAGCCATGCAGTCCTGCTGAATGGCACTGCACCGCAGACATGACTGCATTCTTAGGTCTACCGAGATCCCTCAAAAACGCCTCAGCCACCGTGTTCGGTCTGGAAGTCAACAAGACTACCCGCGACAACATGAAGGGCAAGCAATGGGCCGCGATGACAGATGACTTTAAAAAAGAAGTCACCGAGTACGCAGTTAAAGACTCCGAACTCTGTTTGCGCTTGTGGCAAGAACTGTCCGATAAATGGCCTCAAGTTGAGCGGGATATCAGCTACTTGAATCGCAGAGTCGGGCAGCGCGGCATTCCGATTGACACTGAACTCCTCAAGAAGAACCTTGAGAATATTCGTACTGAGCTATTCAACGCAGAGCAGTCCATTCCGTGGATTTCGGAGCATACCCCGCTATCACGCAAAGCGTTCAACGAGCAGTGCCGTAAGCAAGGCATCGAACCACCAGCCTCTATTGCTGCTGGTAATGAAGATGCCGACAAATGGTTTGCTGCGTTCCAAGACGCATGTCCGTGGGCAAGGGGCGTGCAAAACTACCGCCGCATCAACGCATTCCTCCGTAAGCTCGAAGCGTTCGATTCCGGTACGATGCCTGACGGCAGGTACTACGGCGGACTGATGTACTGCGGAGCCAACCCGACAGCCCGATTCAGTGGCAGCGGCGGCAACCTTAACCTGCAAAACCTTCCGAGGGATGAGATGTTCGGAGTCAACTTCCGCCACATGATCCGACCCAAAGAGGGCTACAAGCTGGTCGTCGTTGACCTTTCACAAATCGAGGTGCGCACATTGTGCTGGCTTGCTGAAGACAGGAAAGCCCTAAACCTTATCCGCGATTCGGACGACATCTACCATGCGTTCGGTGTGCTGTTGGGACTACACAATCCGGACAACGGTCCGTTGAAAGAGTACGACAAGCAGCTGCGGCACAAGGTGAAATCAATCGCGTTGGGCTGCGGATACGGAATGGGGGCCACCAAATTCTCTACATTCAGTGGTATGCCCATCGAAGAAGCAGAGAAAGCAGTTAAGCTGTACCGCGACCGTATGCCGACAGTGCCGAAGTTCTGGCGTTCACTCGACCAGAATATGGCAACCGCCTGTGCTGTCGGAGAGCCTTTCGAGCTAGAGCTTCCGTCCGGTCGATCACTCCGATATGGAAAGATCAAGCGGATGAAGGAGGCTGGTTCGGTCAATCGATTCCGCCACATCGGAAAGATCGTCCGTAACGGACAGCTGCGGGACTTCCCCTTGTGGGGTGGTATCCTTACTGAAAACTTGTCTCAAGGTTTAGCCAGAGACATCTTCTCAGACATGATGCTCCGCGTTGACGCGGCGGGATTTCCAGTTATCCTGCACGTTCATGACGAAATGGTTTGCGAAGTACCGGAGGCACAAGCCGAAGAAGCTCTCGCAAAGATCCTTGAAATCATGCACACACCACCGCAGTGGATTCCGGATATTCCGGTTGCTGCTGAGGGGCACATTCTTGATTACTATACCAAATAACAACCGTGCAGTCGGCACGTCATCAACCGACACAACGTTTATGAAATACAGATACCTTAAAAATCATCGCGCAACTACAGTAACCGTAATCAACGACCCATCAAACCTATCGTTTAACAAACCACAGTTTGCCTCTAAGGCTGAGTATCGGGCATGGTGCGCCGATGCAAACACCGACCACTGTTTCTATTCTATGGCAGAGGGCGACAGCCCAAACGCCCGCATCAGCGAAGACAATCCAGTCCATAAGATACACGGATTTGTCGCTGACTTCGACGCTCCTGTCGATTGGGACAAGATCGACGAGACTCTCAAGATCCGCTGCGAGGGCGGACACATGCCAACATGGCGTACCAAAACTCAGTCCGGCTACATCCGACTTGTGTGGGAATTTGACAAGCCACTCCCACTCGCTCCAGCACTTGCCGACTCCTTTATGAAGCGGTTGAGTGACGCGCTCAAAGCATCGATGCTGCTTGCTGGTTTCGACAAGACCAGCTTGAAGGTGTCGCAGTACTTCGAGTTAGGCACAGACTGGACCCGTATCGGGGACCCTATTGCCATATCCTTTGTCCGTACCGTGTTGCTGAAATCGGCAAACGATACACCGATCAAGACCGACGAAACCAACATCCCGCTCGATGACATCGCAGCGGAAGTTGCGCGTAAGTTCCCGAACCGATGGAAAGGTGAGTTCACCGTAGGTGCTCGCGGACCACTGTTCTGGATTGACGACGGCATCGACCGCGACGGCTGTCAGGTACGGGAAGACGGAATGATCTGCTACTCAGACCGTGCGGGTACAGGGTTCAAGTCGTGGGGTTCGATCTTCGGTAAGAAGTTCGTTGACCAGTACGAGGAGAAGAAACTGTCTACTCTACTAGACCAGTACTGGTTCAACGGAAAGTCATTCTACAAGCTCCTTAACGGCGGACCTGTGGTAATCCCCAAAGAACAATTGGTACTCGAACTCCGTAAGGCTGGCTTCAGCCCCAAACTCAAGAAGAACCAGACGGTGTCGGAGATCGAACAAGCCATCCTCACTATATCCAACGACTGCCGTGTCGAAGAGGTCGCGCCTGTCGTGTTCTCCAAAGAGCGAGTGGTTGACTACTACGGCAGGAAGATCCTCAACAACTGTAGGGCAAACGCCGTGCAGCCAGCTGACAATGGAGATCCAGCTAACTGGCCGTGGATTCATTCATATCTCATGCCGTTCTTTGCAAAGGACAGTGACGGCAAGGAAACGCTGCCGTATTTCCTAGCGTGGTTCCAACGCTTGTACAAAGCGGTACTTGAATGCCGACTCGATCAAGGGCAACTGATGATCCTATTGGGACCAGCCGGACACGGTAAGACCCTACTCACCAACAAAATTATTGGTGCTTCGGTCGGCGGGTTTAGTGATGCCTCGGACTATCTGTCAGGCAAGACCAGCTTTAACCGTGACCTCTGCGGATCTGCCGCTTGGGTTGTGGACGACCAGACAGCAGCAGCGACCTACGCCGATCAGCGCAAGTTCGTCGAGCTTACCAAGAGGTGTGTAGCCAACCCTAGACTTGAGTACCATGCGAAGTATGCGGACGCTATCCCGTTGCCTTGGTCCGGTAGGGTTATGATGTCCCTCAACCTTGATGCCAACTCCCTTGCCGCTCTGCCGTCACTTGACAGCAGCAACCGAGACAAGATCATTGCGTTACGTATCAACAGCGGACACAAGGTAAAGTTCGGCTCAAATGAGTTCGTCGAGAACACGATCAACACCGAACTTCCGTTCTTCCTCAAGTGGCTTTACGACTGGCAGGTGCCGATTGAGATCAAGGACTCCAACCGATTTGGCGTTAAGACCTACATTGACTCGTTCATCGAAGCCGCAGCTTACGACAACAGCTCCCGCTCTGCTATTGCGGAAATGGTGGAGTTCTTCGCTAAGAAGGTCCGTGAAACCGTATCTCTTACCAAGTGGCGCGGCACTCTTACTGAGTTCACCGTTGTGCTACAAGAATGTAACGGCGGTCGTAGCGTCGGCAACAGCGGAAATCTGGAGTTCGTCCGTCGCGGAATGACGGTCCTCGAAGAGGTAAGTCAGCACAACAAGAACGTCCGTCCGGTACGGAGCAAGGGTCAAGGTGGCGGCAAGATCTGGGAGATTGATCTCTCAGAGGCGTACGACATCGATCAAGGTGGCGACTTCTAAGGAACTAACGAACCCGCTTCTTCGTGATCTTCACGGAGGGCGGGTTCAGTTCTGAGATGGGTACCACAAACTCATCAGAGAAAGATAGCTTGCCATCATTTGGATCAACATTGCCTTTAGGCAGGAAGGTTGCTTTCGCAATAAACTCTTTTGCTGGCAACCAACCAATAATAGTGGCGAGAGTCATTTGTTGGTTACACCTAACGAAATAGTAGACATCACATTTGCTGCCTATCTTTTCTGCACTGGACTCTGCACCGTACACGCGAGCCACATAATGGGGTTCCGGCACACTAGCGGCCTTAGTCGTTTTCACGTCAATGGTTACGCCGTCTGGCATAGTGATGTCGTAAGCGAAGTTTATGTCGCCTACTCTACTGCCTCCGATCTCGCGGTGGACAAGCATCTCGCCCATCATTCCGATCTCGTTGCCGCGTCCGCGTGCGATGGAGCCTCTGAGCACGCCCATCGCTTTTGCCTCAGCACGCGCTTGTTTCCGGTCTTCACCGGAAGGTTTGATAACTATCATTAGTACAGTTGGTAAATACGATTGAGATTGCCGGTGCCGTAAGGATCAACGTTCAATCTCGGAAGAGCGGCACCCCGTGAGGTTGCCGCCTCTTCTTCTAGTAACAGCATACATTTGTTCCAATGGTATTCGGCACGCTCAATATCGGCGTTGTCTTCCATCAGGCGTCCCAATAGACCGTGCTTGAGAGCACCAATATTGTTGATGTAAACGATATCGTCGTCGTTACGGATCGGCTGGAACGCACGCTTGCAAAGCACATGCACGGTAGTCTGCCCATTAGTGGAGCGATTCAGACGAAATCTCCGATAGCGGGTTACGCCGGAGTCTGGTCCAACCGTAGCGATGGTGGTGTCGGAATCTCCAGCGGTGGTTCGGATATCGTACCAGTCTGTGAGGGCGTCAAATCTAATGCTGATTACCGAATTAATTGGAGCGGAGAAGGTAAGCGGGACATCATTATCCGAAACGGAGTCAGTGGTAGATGCGTAGAGCTTGTCGCCGTCAGTTGCAGTAACAAGGATAGTACCCCCGTCAGCTGGATTGAAGTTGGTTTTAGTGGGCGACTGGTCCGACGGCACAATATGGAGGGTGTCGGTTGCTGTCTCAATCAACCTCCTAATCGCATGGAAGCCAGCGTCAACTAGACCCCACGTAAGGTCAGACGCCCCAACCCCCATACCTGTAGATTTGAAGTCGTGCCATAGAGCACGAACCGGAACCGGTAGGTTGTTTACAGTAGTATGCAGAATAGAATCCGCTTCGTCTGGTAGCGTAATGCAGTTATCCACTACCGGTAAACTGTACTGAATAGTCAGATCTCGATACGTACCCATGTTGTAGATACGCGAAAGAACCTGATTCAGGCTGTTCTTAAAATCGCCGTCCGGCTCGATGTATTTATCGAGCAGCGGAACAAGCTGGCTGGCAGTGGTTGCTGGCATTACTTTTTGGGTTTAACTTTGACGTCGCCGGAATGTAGTTCGCCCTTCAGCTTGCCTTGCTGCTTGTCGCTCAGGGGGCTTACTTTACTAAGCAAATAGGCTACTTGTTTTTTAGTCTTGGTCTTCATGGTGGGTACAGGATACAGGAAAAAGGGTGGGGGGTCAAGTACGGTTTTACCACTTTCCGATAGGGCATTTCTCAGTAGCCATGCGGAGTTTTGCCTGTGTGGAACAGCCGCACTTCTTGCAGCGTCCGGTCTTATCGAAGCCGGATTCGTCCCAAAACTCGCAGCCTTTGCAGGTTTCGAGTCGGACTTTTAGGGTCTCTTCGTCTGTTATGGGCGCGCCTTCTTTGACCCAATTAGCGGTAGCTTTCGTCAGACTTAATATTTTGTCCAACAATGTCTGGTCAGGAATACACTCCTCGTATCCCTCAAACACTAGCACCCCATTTACTTTTTCGGTTGTGTAACATTTCATTCTATGTTTAAATTAATAGTTAAAGTTGTGCGTATGGACCCAGTTTGTCTATACACCACCTCCATCCCACTCACGCTGTCTTGTCTAACTCCGTCTTGACTAGATGTGCTTTTTTTGGTAATAGATAATGGAAAATCTGAGGTACAATAACTGCCATTAAAAACATTAATAGCTCTAATATCAAACCCTCCTCCTACAAACGTCATCAAGCCAGCAACTGTTACTTCAATAGCACCATTCTCTTGTGTTGATCGTAATGCAGGACGTAATGCAGGGCTAGCTACAACTTGAATGGAGGAAAATGCCGGTCGAATTACAGTTTCAGTACCTACTGTTCCATCCTCTTTGAGTTTACGTTCATCGACTGATACATTAACTGTCCCCGATTCAACTTTACTAAAAGGACTAGGCCTTTCACATGAAGGACAAGGCCCTAGACCACTAAAACTTTTGGTTAGGGTGTCATTAACTGATGCACTAAATGTTTCTGATTCATTGCTGTCATTAGTTACCTGCACAGTAACGGAACCGTTAAAAGAAGCAGAAACCGTACCGCTAATTTTTTTGTACGTAAGCGCATGAAAATCTTCAAGCGGAAAAAAAGCCTGATTAAATAGCTTTACTTTATCTTTACTATTGTTTAATAAAACTTTAGGCTCGTACTTCATAACTTTAACAAGACTGTGTTGGTACCCACTTTAATTCACGATTGTTTTGGTCCTGTATATCTATACCTAAAATATAAAGACCTTTTGTTGTTGGGAACTTCGGGAAAACATTAGGGTACCAATACTCATCAGTTGGGTAATTTTCAGAACCACTTAGAGTTTGAAACAAATGGCCACTTTGAATATTAATATCTTGCTGACCAGTAGCCGTAACATACGCAACAGTGTGTTCTTTATAATCCGCTCTTGACATTATAATAGGGAAAACCATCCCTGTTTCTTTAGCATCTAACTGCTGCCCTTCCTGTTCTGGGTCTTTTTCTTTCCCGTTAGAGTCCTTTTTATCGTCTTTTTTAAGGGGCCTAGAGTTTGGGTTAGCCGTCTCAGACGAATCTTTAAGTGCTCTAGAGTTTGGGTTAGCCGTCTCAGACGAATCTTTAAGTGCTCTAGAATTTGGGTTAGCTGTGTCAGATGAATCTTCAAGAGCCCTAGATTCTGGATTAGCTGTCTCAGATGAATCTTCAAGAACTATAGATTCTGGATTAGCTGTCTCAGATGAATCTTCAAGAACTATAGATTCTGGGTTAGCTGTCTCAGGTAGATCTGGGGTTGTTTTATTCGGCGAGTCTTTAGTGCTTTGTTCTTTAGATAATTCTTTTATCTCTTTAACGTCGTTATCTGATAATTTAGTTGTAACTTTTTGAGTAGTAGATTTAGTTATTTCGTCAGCTGTGGTGCCGAGTTTTACATCTTTTCCTATATTGCTCGTAGTTGTTGTTTCAGTTTGCGGGGCACCGATTTTAGTTTCTGGTTTATCTAGAATAAGAGTAACAACGCTTTTAGCTTTGTCTACAGTCCCTTGTGTTTCTTCTACACTTACACTATCGTCAGTTTCTTGTGCCGATTCCGTTGGTATAAACGCCTCTTCTAAATCGGTTAGACGTCTTGTTAAGTTTTCAATTATCTGACTTTGTTGTTTAAATGCGTCAATAAAAAAATCGTTATTATTGATAGTTCTATTATCAACAGGAACTGGGGTGTTTAGATTACTAGACGCGCTAAACGAACTACCTACGTTAGTGACATCAGAACTCCTAGGAGTATTATTTAACGAAAAATCAATTGTGCTATTGCTGATCTGGGGTACGACGCCGTCAATCGTTACTTTCTTAAACGTATCAAGTATTGTTACTCTGCTTATGTCTGCGATTGTATCGTATAGTTGCGGACTAACATACCCACTATTTTGATTACCCAAAAAATCAGGCATCGGTGGCGCAAACGTCGCCCCTTCAAACGTGTTGTTTTTAAATTCTCCAATATCAAAAACCGATACGCTTGTGGTATTTAACGCTTCTGATGACAGTAATTGTTTTGTACCGTCTGCGCTATTTGTGCTGCTAGTACTATTTATTTGAGATAAACTGTGTAGCGGATCTCTTCTATCATTCGATGAGAGATTATCTGACAACAGATCAAATGGTCTATTGTCCTCGTTTGGGAAAGAATCTAAAGTGTTTTCTGACACGACTATTAAGTTTATTTAGTGTAGACCTCAATGGTTTCTGTAACCCACACACCACATTTCCAGTGTTCTGATTGTTGAGATACCAGCAACCAGTCAGGGATCTTAGTGGGCTGAGTAGCTGGGATCACTATAGTGTGTCCCGAAGGAAATGCCACAGTTATTTTTTCCCTTAAACATTTAGGGATAGACAGTGAAAATAGATTCTTACTTGTTGATTCTAACGATGATTGGTTACTAGAAGTAGAAGTTGACGCAGAAACTGATGTATTTAATCCTGCTGTCGCAGTCGCAGAACTAGAGACGTTAGAACTATTTGAGGTTGAATTAGTATTGGTGTTGGTGGTGGAGTTTGATGTCCCGTTAGATGTGCTCGTAGAGGTACCAGTAGAAGTACCAGTAGAAGTACCGGTTGACGTACCGGTTGATGTACCAGTAGAAGTGCCGGTAGAAGTTCCAGTTGACGTACCAGTTGAAGTTCCGGTAGAAGTACCGGTAGAAGTTCCGGTAGAAGTACCAGTTGACGTACCAGTAGAAGTACCAGTAGAAGTACCAGTAGAAGTACCAGTAGAAGTACCAGTAGAAGTTCCGGTTGATGTACCGGTAGATGTACCAGTTGACGTACCAGTAGAAGTACCAGTTGACGTACCAGTAGAAGTACCAGTTGACGTACCAGTAGAAGTACCAGTAGAAGTTCCGGTTGATGTACCGGTAGATGTACCAGTTGACGTACCAGTAGAAGTACCAGTTGACGTACCAGTAGAAGTACCAGTTGACGTACCAGTAGAAGTACCAGTTGACGTACCAGTAGAAGTACCAGTAGAAGTTCCGGTTGACGTACCAGTAGAAGTACCAGTAGAAGTTCCGGTTGATGTACCGGTAGATGTACCAGTTGACGTACCAGTAGAAGTTCCGGTTGATGTACCGGTAGAAGTCCCAGTAGAAGTGCCAGTAGAAGTTCCGGTTGACGTACCGGTTGACGTACCGGTAGATGTACCGGTAGATGTACCGGTAGCTGTACCGGTAGATGTACCGGTAGATGTACCAGTTGACGTACCAGTAGAAGTACCAGTTGACGTACCAGTAGAAGTTCCGGTAGAAGTTCCGGTAGAAGTACCAGTTGACGTACCAGTAGAAGTACCAGTAGAAGTACCAGTAGAAGTTCCGGTTGATGTACCGGTAGATGTACCAGTTGACGTACCAGTAGAAGTACCAGTTGACGTACCAGTAGAAGTACCAGTTGACGTACCAGTAGAAGTACCAGTAGAAGTTCCGGTTGATGTACCAGTTGACGTACCAGCATCAATACCCGATACTATTTTCTCATACGTATTTGTTTCTCTGGCTTGCCCACTACCGTTTTTGTTCGTTATTAGTCCAAAACCTTTTCTAGACCCAATATTGGTCCTAGAAAAATCCGATCCTCTGAAATTTTTATTTGAGGTTGTAGTACCACTTGAAGTGTTGGTACTGGTGTTGGTACTCGTATTAGTACTTGTATTAGTACTGGTGTTAGTACTCGTGTTGGTACTGGTATTAGTACTCGTGTTGGTACTCGTGTTAGTACTCGTGTTAGTACTGGTATTAGTACTGGTATTAGTACTGGTGTTAGTACTCGTATTAGTACTCGTATTAGTACTCGTATTAGTACTCGTATTAGTACTTGTGTTAGTACTGGTATTGGTACTGGTATTGGTACTGGTATTAGTACTGGTATTAGTACTCGTGTTGGTACTGGTGTTAGTACTGGTGTTAGTACTGGTATTAGTACTCGTGTTGGTACTAGTGTTAGTACTGGTATTGGTACTGGTGTTAGTACTGGTATTGGTACTGGTATTGGTACTGGTGTTAGTACTGGTGTTAGTACTGGTGTTAGTACTGGTGTTAGTACTGGTGTTAGTACTGGTGTTAGTACTGGTGTTAGTACTGGTGTTAGTACTCGTATTAGTACTCGTATTAGTACTTGTGTTAGTACTGGTATTGGTACTGGTATTAGTACTGGTATTAGTACTCGTATTAGTACTTGTGTTAGTACTGGTGTTAGTACTGGTATTGGTACTGGTGTTAGTACTGGTATTGGTACTGGTGTTAGTACTCGTGTTAGTACTGGTGTTGGTACTTGTATTGGTACTGGTGTTAGTACTCGTGTTGGTACTGGTATTAGTACTGGTATTAGTACTGGTATTAGTACTTGTATTGGTACTCGTATTAGTACTGGTATTGGTACTCGTGTTGGTACTGGTATTAGTACTGGTGCTAGTATTAGTATTAGAGGCTGTTGATGTGGAGTTTGTAACTGTAGTGTTTAACCCTTTATAAATAGAATTAGATTCATTACTAGAAGTCTGCGACCCAGACTGATTGCCACTGGACGAACTAGAAGAACTAGATGAATTAGAACTTTTACTACTAGACTTAGAAGTTAAATCATACTCAAAAGAAGCGTTAAAAGTTTCTGTTGCATAGAATGGAGTATACGAATTTAAAGAATTTTCGGGAGGGCCGTACGAAAAAGATCTAGTGAATTTAGTTTTTAAAGGTGAGTCCAATACCCGCTTCCACTTAGGAACCGCTATAAATCTTTCTGTCCCGATGACCTCAATACTCTCAAGAACATCCGGCAAATTTTCTCGCCTTAACCCATACCACACTTGCGGTTTAGGTAGGTTGGACAGATATGTTGTATTTTTATAAGAACGCCATTGGTCTTTCGGTTCTATCTCAACTGATTGTATTTCATCTCCTTTTTTAACTATACCGGTTTTATCACTATAGGGTAGTGATACAACTTCACGGTTAAAATATACCGGCAAACCGTATCTCGGGTCTGTCTGCACACCGTTTAGTGTCGGATATACCACGTTACCAGCCGTATTGGGCGGTACTTCTATGGTGGTTTTAACGCTTTGACCGTTACCTAACGGTGTAACTGAACTTTCAATAACACCAAAACCGGAGTCCACGTGAGTGCCGTCTTCAACAAGAGATTCCTTCCGTTTGGCAATAACTCCGCCGTAGTCGTTAACAATAAGTTCTCCTTCCGGTAGGACAACTGGCAAGTCTGGCTCAGTCCTTGATGTGGTCTTAACTACCTTTACATTAGGGTTGAGCTGGTCTTCCGAAGAAACTAAATCGTTACCAGCAAGTACTGGCAAAGTGGCATAGCCTTCTTTGATTTCTTCAGTAGTAACATTAGGAATAGACTCCCGAAACTTATCAGGGATTAGATCCGGTTTCTGTGCGGAGTAGCTAATCTTTGTCTTGAGGAACTCGTCCTCGACGTACGTACGCTCTTCGATAACGTAGAGCGAGTCAAATTCCGGTTCACTTTTAGCCTGCTTCTTGTCGAAGAAAATGTAGTTGACGCCCTCAAAGGTACCTTCCGGCACGTCTGGCATTAGTGTTTTAAAAGCAGGAAAGTCTGGATCGAAGTCAGACCTCGGCGTGAGGTAGGTCCTAATAACAACACGCAGCTCCCGCCCTCCGGCGTTGCCAATAATGTTACGGTAGCCGAACGCGAAGTTATAGCGGTCCTGTTCCTCTCTGTCCGCAGCGTAAAAGAACTCGAAGATACCATCGCGCTCGATGTCTACTGGCTTGACGAAGACCAGCTTGTGGTGGGGCCACTTAACGGAATCAGGATGCGGGGTACCGTATGCAGGAATCTCGGAGCGGGTGCAATCCTTTACTTGACTGAATAATACGTCACCACTATCCGGCGTGGGGTAAACCCGACGGTCTTGCCTATAGGGTGCTTGAGGTAATTGAGATACGGGCATATTTTAATGGTCTATCCTAAGAATTTGATTTCTCCGTAGTTGGAAACAATTGGGGCGTCTGATCCAGCGGCATTAGTTGCATAAAGGTTAAGGCCCATCCCTTCAAGATTATTGACTGTAATACTTTTAGAGGTTACTTCGATGGTTTCTTTACCGTTACCATCCGTACAATTAATTGTGGTTTCAAACTTAAACATTGCGGAAGATGTTTTCGATATTTTTACCGACAATTTGGTTGTTGTACTTAAGTCTGAAACTACAGTAAACATAGAATCTAGTAGGCTAACACCACCAAATGTGATATTATAAAATTGCGAGAGCGGCGAAGTAGTTGCCTTACGTGTCGTTGTAAATTGTATGTTAACTGACTTCAACAGCGATACCAATGATGAAGTTGGTATTGGTATCCCATGTAACAAAATCTCACTAGTGCTCGACCCTGTAGTTGTTTCATTAGGGTTAAACGTAGGGTTGGGGGCTTCATCAGAAACTTCAGTAAGGTAAGACAATTCTGTTGGAGCACCAACGACGTTAATTGGTAATGTTACATATGTCGTTCCTTTAAAGTTAAATTTATACTCATCAGGAAGAACTAATACGATATCAACGTAATCAACTTTAATTTTTGACGTGTACGACCCAGCTCTATTAGGGGTTCCGTATAACCTACCAGTAGTTGGAATCTCTTCGTCGATTTGCAAACCCGAAGGGAGTGATTTGCTAGACAAAAATAAACGGTTTGTGAATGTTTGTATTGTGTCTTTTAGAAGTTTTACTGGGCGACTTATGTTTCCGACCATTCCGCCGCTGGCAATTGGCCCCAAATGACCACTATTATCATGCCCCCAAACGTATATGTTTCCATCATCTGTTACAGCGTATGAACTGTACTCTCCGGCAGCTATATCTACAACTTTTAAATCTCTAGGAATACCGTTAACACCTCTTACAACACTACGTGGGCGTGTTAGCTCGCTAACTCCAACACCCACACCTAGCACACCACTAGTGTTAATCCCATAGCTTGCTAATGAACCATCGGTACACAGCACTAACGTATGATTTCTACCGGTTGCTATTTTTTTAACTGTTTTACCCAATAAAAACCCACGACTCAATAGGTCTTTAGGTCCAATTAGCATCTCATGCGTGTCATCACTATAGTACGCCAAAAGAACATTTTGCGCCGTAGACGCTATGATATCTACTATAGGAGCGCTTCTAGGGTTAGGCAACAAAGTCCAATTAATGGAACAATTTAATTTATATTGCGAAAGGGTAGAAGGCGGTAAATGTGGTTGCGAAATTACCACAACACCATTTGAATTAGATATTTGTGGCGGCGGTAATTCTAGCGGCCCTATTGATTCCGACTGGATTGAAAAAATAATTGGGCTTTGTGGGATAGTAAAATCAGAAGACACAGATATATCGGTCTGCGGTATTTCTATACGCCAAGTACTTTGCCCCGAAATTGTGGGCATAAAAAATTTAGTGTTTGGGGGTAGAAATCCTGCAAATATAGAACTAAAAGTAATTAGTGGTGCGTCGTATGGTAGTTCAAACATCCCTGTTTCTGTGTCACCACTCTTCACACGAACAAGTTTATAGCCTGATAACAAGGTCGGGTCAACATAAACAAGCATACTTTTAGTACCACCAATACCACCAAAAGTTATTACTTGGGATTGTTGTTCTGTGTTAGTTATTTTATTAATACCAATTTGTCCATTCCCACCAAAAGATTCCAATGAATAATAGAAAAGATCACCAGTTTTATTGGGTATAAATAAAGTAGAGTCAAAAGATGGTCGTTCTATGATAGCTATTTGAGAAGTCGTATTGTTTGTAATTTTATACAATATACGCTGATCAGCAATTTTCCTACCTCGTGTTGTTCTAATGTTTGTTGTGGTATATAAGCTACCTAAATGATCAGACCATATGTCAGAAGCATATATATTAATTGGTGTTATTTGTTTTAGTTGAGATATCCTTTCAACCCTACCTAACGAATCAAAAGTTATGTTTTGACTTATATTACCACTAGGTTTTTCAGCTTCGTTAACTACAATAACATCTCCATTAGAATCTAACGCAACCGATCTAGGTCTAAATTGAGCACTATTTACTGTAGTATGTGGTTGTTTAATTACTACAACATTACCTGTTTGAGACACACTAGCGTTTGGTAGTACCGATGGCGATATAGAGTCATCAATATACTTAAACTCAAAAGCACTTTTAGATAGGTTAAGATCAGAGGCTAGTACTTCAGTTTCAGTAGGGAATTGAATTTGCCAAGTCTCTTGGTTAGCGACTGACGGTCTAGAGTACTGCGTACCTTGAGGGAGGAATCCCGAAAACACAGCGGTAATATCACTCACTGACGCATTATACGGTACAAGAAAATTCTGAGTTTCGGTGCTTGGGTTCGCATTAACCATTTTATACCTGCTCAGTACGCCAGTGTTTACAGAACAGCGTATTCCTCCACTATACGCAGCACTTAAGGCTAATTCCACAGACCTAATTCCAGTTTCTGATAGGCTAGATATACCCCAATCAGGTATTGTGCCTTTCAGCGTGGTCAGAGTCCAAACTAAAATCTTCCCTCCCCTAAAATTTAATTTAATATACGGAAACTTATAATCGCCTTTTACTGGCAAATCAGTAAATATATCAGATATAGCAGTATTATTATTTACTATTTTACCTACTCTGATTTTGAAGTCAGAAGGGTTTGTATGATCTGCGCTAGGTCTATAAGTTTTTGTAGTATATAAATTACCTGAATAATCAGACCATACCGCCGCAGCATACAGATTAGTTGGAGTAACTTGTTGCGTTTGAGATACCCTCTCAATCCTACTCATGTTTATACCATATGCATCAACGTACTCTGAATTATTATTTTGTATTGCATAGTTAGTTATAAAAACATTACCATTAGTCCCAATAGCAACCGACGTGGGTTTACATGTAGGAGTACCAGCATAAAAAACCGAAACAACTCCGTTACTATTTATTTTTTTTACATTAAATGGTCCAGCTACACTACTGTTATTAAGCGGTACCCCCCTATAAGGAACCTCACACGCGTAAATATTCCCACTAGAGTCAATTACTGGAGATACTATAGATTGATCAGTGCCCCAGTTAGCGTGGAGAGAAACGGTTCCTGTAGATGTTACTTTATAAACAGAGACATCTTGCAAAAGATAATAAACACCAGATCTTACAAGAATACTAGAAATGTTTGAAAAAGGTACTTCAAAAGGTTCAGTTACTTCGGACCATACCGAACCGTTGTATTTATAAATAATATAAGAATAAAGTATTTGGTTTACTGCGTTTGTAAGTCGCTCATATTCAAAGTTAGCTTCTTTAAGATCCGCTTTTTTTACTCTTAATTCGTCTTGTAATCCATTAGCTTGTTGCCTTTTTTCCCTTACTAGCTCAACAAGAGACGAGCTGGGGTTATAGTAACCATAATAATCACTATACTCTTCTATTTTTTGATAAAGGGCATTAAGATCGTTCTCTATTAAAGAAATCTGGCTTGTAAGTTGGGTTTTAACAGCGTTTATTTGTGAAATCTCATTTTGATTTCTTTCAAGTTTTGCTGCGTAAGCTGCTTGTGAAAGCTGTACCGTCTGTTCCTTGCCTTTAAACAAAACATAAATACAATCTGGATCGTCTGGGGTGGTTGTATAAATCTCTGTTGCTTTAAATTCTCCTTTATTAGATACCGGAGAGGGAATAGAAAACTTTTTCCCAAACAAAGGAGCACCCGAAAAATTACGAACTACTTTATTATAATTATCAGAATCAACTAAATAACCATCAGTATCGCTTGTAAGTTCAATAGTATTACCATACATACCATTACGGAAGGCTGAAGTAAATGGTACCTGTGCGTAATTACCAACCGTTTTTTTAACGTTAACTTGTATACTACCCGCAGTAGGCACTGCGGTTTGGGTTGAGTTTGTTTGTTTATGGAAGGTCGTAACCACACCGCTAGGTGAAATTTTTCTAACGGAGTACTCACCAGCCGTTGTCGCATTACCTACGGCTACACGACTGTCGCATACATAAATATTATTGCTAGAATCAATTACCGGAGTACCTACAAAACGTCCAAACCTAGCAGCAGTTCCCGTTGCATCCACATAACCGTACTGATTTGATGCTCCTGCAAAAACAGAAACAACCCCAGCTGATGTTATTTTGTAAATTAAATTACGAACAAAAATATAAAAATTATTATTAGTATCTTTAATAATACGAGTTTCTTCATTAATTTGAGACCCTACTATAACGAAAATACCAGTAACTTCAGCCCAACCACCATTAGCATACTTGTAAATATTAAGAGTCGAATAACTAGAGTTATCTCTAAATAAAACGTAAAGACCGGTTGAATCAGCAGTAAATAGCGGAGTATTTACAAAAGAACTAGTTGGTTTAACACCACTATATGGTAAATCAATTGTAAAAGATTTACCATACACAGCAGTATTATTGCTGCGAAAAACTTGATTAGTTGTTTTATTAACTAAATAGGAATCTTTATCGCTGTTAATTATGACACTATCACCATAAGGTCCTACGCGTATAGCGTCGGTAACAGGAAATTCTTCTAGTTCTTGTGTTTGTTTTGTAACTTTTATTTCTATCGAACCACTTGTAGGTATTACTCCGGCAACTGGAATAGTGTACGGCTCAGTGCCTGTACTTAAAGTAACTGTGGCAGCGGTACCGTCAGTAAAAAGAACGCCATAATCTATTTTACTAGAACTATGAGTCCGTGATTGAGTAGTGCTACCCTTATAGCCGACACCAATTTGTTTGATTTTAGAGATAGTCTTACCCGAAATAATAGAACTATTGTCCTCATTTTTTAGTAGCGTAAACGAAGTATCTTGTGCGGCTACTAATGGTCTCACTAATGCCGATTGGAAATTACTGCTAGTAGTAATATTAGACTTATCGTCAGAAATATTAACAGATACATTAAGCGCATGTGCATCGGCAGACCAAGGACCTTTACCACGAAAATAATCATTATAATAAGTAAGATCAACAATCCAGTTTTTGTAGTTATCAGGCGTTGTTGCATAAAACAAATTAGGATCAGAATAATAGTCACCGTCAGCTATTACATTATATACATCTGAGGTATAAGGTGAAGAGTCTTGAAAAAACCTCCCCCATCTGCCTATAGTTCCATCGGAGCTAAGAACACGCGCATAACCACTAGGGTGTGTGCTGACTTTTACAATCTTCTCACCGGTAAGAGATGTACCCTCCGTCTCTGTGTCGTACTCCTCCGAAATATTAGTTGTGATTGTACTGCCGTTAACGTCTTTTATCTGAAAAATATCGAATAAATCAATAGTAGTTGGTTGGTCTTTGTAAACAGTAAGCCCTTCGCTGATGCTGCTATCTAGCTCTACGGTAATTGTATCTTTTGGCATATAATCTATAGTTTAAAATTAAGCAGTTACTGATTTAATAACGACAAAGGAAATAACGATTGCGTCAGATAAAGCCCCGTTTGTATGGTTGCGAATATTAATTGTTGCGCTACCACTATTTGTTCGGGCATTAAAAATATAATCACCCAAGTTACCGCCAGAATGGTGGTTCATAACTACAATGTCTTCGGTTTCAATTTTAGAGTTAGTAAGAGTAAACGACACACTAGCGCCACCAGCAAGGGAGGCAGAGCTTGTTGTAATCTGACCGTTAGTTTTATTTAATGTGACCCCGTTTGATTTGCTAGTAGGTTGTGTAATAGTACCACCAGAACCAGAAGTATATCCAATTTTACCGGTACCGTTAACTAATCCATTTTCAAAATATTCAGGGATAACATAAAGGGAACCGTTTCCACTATCAGCGTGTGCGACATAGCCAACACGTACTTTATACAATGGGTACGTCGGTTCGGTCGCCGTAAACCCACCGCCAGACGATAACCATACTTCTTGACCACTAAGATACGCCCCCAAATTTAACCCCCGCACTAACCCACTCAAAGTAACATAACCCGATTCACCGATATCAATATCTTGTGTAGCTACCCCTACCACTGCTTTCGATGACAATGCGTCGTTAGAAGCAAGCCCGACTTCAGGAACTCCGTCAAAGGAGCCATTAATGTAAACGACTTGACCGTTTAGGATATTCTCTGAAGCATTGACAAACATCAATACTTCCTGACCAATTTGCTGTGTAACAGAAGTACCGGACATCTTTAGGTCTAGAGTTTTGTCCGTGCTGTTCCATCGAAGTTGGCCTTCAGTTAGTGCGGTACCGGTATCTGGAGTGGTATCAAATGAGAGGGTACCGATACCATCAGAACCATAACCAGTACCGCCTTTTGATACAGGAAGAACACCAGTAATATCTGCAACTGGGATTGTGTCACTAGCTGTCATTGCAGTAGTGCCAGTTCCTTTCACGTAACCTGTTAGTGACGACGCTCCAGTACCACCATTTGAGACAGAAATAGAACCAGTAAGATCTGAAGTTGGGATAGTAGCACTTGCCGTCATTGCAGTAGTGCCAGTTCCTTTCACGTAACCTGTTAGTGACGACGCTCCAGTACCACCATTTGAGACAGAAATAGAACCAGTAAGATCTGAAGTTGGGATAGTAGCACTTGCCGTCATTGCGGTAGTACCAGTACCTTTAATATAACCGGTTAGTGTGGTTGCTCCAGTACCACCATTTACAACTGCAAGAGTGCCAGTAATATCGGCAACTGGGATTGTGCTACTGGCTGTCATTGCGGTAGTGCCAGTTCCTTTTACGTAACCCGTTAGTGTTGATGCTCCGGTTCCGCCGTTAGAGACAGAGATAGTACCAGTAAGATCCGAAGTTGGGATAGTAGCACTTGCCGTCATTGCAGTAGTGCCAGTTCCTTTTACGTAACCCGTTAACGTCCCCGTTCCAGTACCCCCACTCCCAACCGGAAGAGTGCCAGATACATGGGTTGTTAGACCGACTTTACCATACGAAGGCGCGTTATTGATGTTACCGGATAGGAGTACATTACCAGTTCCTATGCTTGAGAGCCTACCAAAATTAGAACTCGTGTTGGCATACACGATATCACCGATGGAGTACGACGAAAAACCAGTGCCTCCCATTTGTACAGGAACTACACCACTTACATCAGATATGTTTATTGTAGCCCATGACGGAGCAGAAAGACCGTTCGCTCTTAAGAAACCATTAGATACTGTAGCCAACATTGCTGTAGCACCTACAGCAGACTGGTACGGGATAGAACCTACATTACCACCAGCTAAGTTTGTAGCGGTAGTTGCAGTTGTAGCAGATGTTGCAGTCGTAGCGGAACCAGCTGATGTTGCAGTCGTAGCAGAACCAGCTGATGTCGCATACGTAGCGGTAGCTGCATTACCAGTTGTGCTTTGGTTTAGCGTAGGAAAATCAGCAGCGACAGCAATTGAAGGCTCTCCGGTACTCGTTGTGTTTTTGAGAATACCAGTAGCCAAACCAGCAAGGGAGACGTTATTGATCTTCGTAACTTTAAGTACACCAGCTGTATCAGTGACATCACCGGTATGTGTGACGTTCGTAACTTTGGCAGTATTAGCTGTAATCTCGTTAGACAATGCCGTACTGAGCATTGACTTCTCGACAACAGACCAAGAAGGAGCAGCTGCGCCGTTAGATTTCAACACGGCACCACTAGCTCCAGACGTTAGCATGGCTGTGCTACTAGCTCCCGTTTGATATGGCAAAGAACCAACGATACCGCCAGCGATGTTGGTAGCAACGGTAGCAGATGTTGCAGTCGTAGCGGAACTAGCTGATGTTGCAGTCGTAGCAGAACCAGCTGATGTCGCATACGTAGCGGTAGCTGCATTACCAGTTGTGCTTTGGTTTAGCGTAGGAAAATCAGCAGCGACAGCAATTGAAGGCTCTCCGGTACTC